ATATTTATATATTTATTTTTATCAAAAGCTTTATCTTGTGGTAATAAGGTATCAACAGAATTAAAAAATTGATTAATGTCATTACCTACAGTTTTAGCATTAGAGCTAATATTTTGAATTGTTCCTATGTTATTATCAAGAGTTTTGCTAAATCTTGTATTTTCAAAAGTTTTATCTTGAGATAACGGTGTGTCAACAGAATTAAAAAACTCATTTACATTATTAGCCATATTTTTGGCACCAGATTTAATATTTTGAACCAAATCTTTATTATTTTCAAAAACTTTAGCAAGTCTTGTATCTTTAAAAGCTTTATCTTGAGGCAAAACATCGTTTTTTCCAAATAATTGCTCTTTATAAATATTCATTTTATCTAAATATTTATTTACTTTTTTTTCTATGTCTGGTATAGATTTATTCTCATCTATACTTTTAATTTCTTGAATTATTGGTAATGTGTTTTTTATTGCTTCTTTTTGAATGCTTTGAACCGTAATTGGAGCCGTAGTTAAAGGCGTAGTTGATGCAATATTTTCAGTTTTTTGATTTGATTTTCTATTTTCTAATATTGCTAAAGCTTCTTGTTTTGTAAACGGTGTTTTTGTTTCTTTTTCATATTGTTTTTTTTGTTCTTTATAAAAGTCAGCTTCTTCAATATTTGGAGTAAACATAATGGGTCTATTGTTAGATCCAAGCATAATTTCCTCTTGTCCACTATCGCCAACTTTATGAGCTACAAAATAAGAAGGTTTTCCACCAGCTATAAAATTTGGGTGCGGAACTAAAGAGAAATCTTTATCTAAATCATCAATTTTATTTATAGCTTTATTTTCAACAATTTTGTAAGCAAATTGCTCTTTAATCCAAGAAGTATTACCGCCATTATATTTATTATAAAAAGTTTCTGGAGCATATCGCATAACTTTTTTCTTTCCTATGTCAGTAATTGCAAATTCATTTTTAATAACATTTTTTGCAAATTCTACACTTCCTTCTAAAGTAGCGTTTTTATTGTTAGTAAATTGGTCTTTAACAATTTGTTCAAAAGTTACTTTTAAGCCATCTTCAATAGCTGGATTAGAAGAAAAATAAGATTTATAATTTTCATCAATAAAATCATCAAAATTTTGTTGTATATTTTTTTTAGAATTTTTTTCGTTAAAAACTTGCATTTTAGCAATTCTATCCATTGATTGATATTTACTAATTTCTTTTTCCGAATATTCAATTATTTGCTGTGCTGGCAATCCGCTTGCACTTCTTTTTTTTATTTCCATTGCAAAGTTAATATCATCGGAACTAAATTGATTTTGCAATCTTGGATTTGCTTCAATTAAATTAGCTATATTTGATGCTGTTTCTAATTTTTGTTGAGGATTTCCAACATTTAGTTGCGTGCTCCAAATTCCTTTTACTTCACTTGGAACATATCCAGTTTTTTGAATAAAACTCATTGTAGAGACAATCGGATCAATTCCCTGTTTTCTATTATTATTTATAATATTTTGATATGCTAAATCTCCAATTTTTTTATCGTCGGAGTTCGTCGGGTCAATAAAAGCTTGTCCACTTGCAACTAAGTTAGCTTGTCTTGTTTTCTCATATTGTTTTTGTAGCTCTTCAATAATAGATTTTTGTTTATCCCTTTCTCTATTAATGTCATTTTGGTCAATTAAACCTGATTTTAAACCTGTTTGTAAAATTGTGTTTAATTCATTTGATAATTTTGTAGGATTACCGCCTTTTCCAAGCCTTTCATTTACAGAATAAATGCCCTCATAGATTTTATTTGTTCCATATTCTCTCTTCTTACTAGAAAGCGTTCTATCAACATCAAAATTAAAATCTACCGCCTCAACATCAGCTTGCCTTTTAATTAAGCTTGATAATCGTTGATTGTCTTTGTATTGGCTGGCATAATTATTGATAAATGAATCCCTTTCGGATTGAAAAGTCTTTTTTGTTTTATCAAAAAGCAAAGGGTCATTTGCTGGCAATTCGCTTATTGCAATTCTTTTATCATTCTCAAAAGTTGCAAGTTTTGTCTTAAAATCAATAACTTGAGCGGCATTAAAAGCCTCATCTTCTTTAATAGATTGATATTGCATTTGTCCAGCAATATTAATTAAATTACCTGATAATTGATTACCAAGATTAGCAAGCATTTGTGATGATTGCGTGTCTGGCATAGCAATATCAGTTTTTGCCGATGGTGCTGTTATAATTCCGTATGAATCAGGTATTTTTGGCATAATTATTGTTGTGTCATATTTTTATTACCGATATTTTTAAAATTAGCAGAAGATTGAGCAATATTTCCAAGACTTGAAGCTATAGCCATAGGCAATAATCTTTTTCTTTGTTTTCTAGCTTGTTGTGCTTGTTGTCTTAAAACATTTGCCTCCATTTGAGCATTTCTTTTTATAATTGCAATATTTTGTTCTTTGTCGGCAATAGTTTTATCAAAAATATTTAAAACTGAACCTTCCATTTCCGCCCCGCTAGTAGCTACAGAAAGTTTTTGTTCTCCCAGTAATCCTTCAAATTGTTTTGCGGTTTGAATAGCTTGAAATTGCCCTTGCTCTTCAACTAATCTAGCTTGGTCTTCTAAAGCCATTGCTTGGCGTTTTAAATCTTTTTTAGCCATATTAGCACCATAAATGCTACTAGCCATATTTAAAACCGCTCCTGCTGCGTAAATATAAGGTGCTACCATTAGATATTTACCTCGTAAGTTATATTTTTAATATTCATAGCTTGAGGCTCTTCTTGTATAATCGAATATTTTCTATCATAGCCCCAATCGCCCGCAACACTTATTAATTTTACTCCATCTTTAAAAGTCGGGGCTTCATTCATATTGTCGTTTAAATCTCTTGAAATTATTGGCAATGTTTTTCCATCGATAACAATAGAACCTGCCCTTGATGTAAAAAACTTTATAGCTAATTCGGTAATTCGCAACTGTTTATTTTGTTGTGATCCGATTGTTTGTAATAATTTTTTACTTTCAATTGGATAAGAAGTAAAAGTTGATTTATATTTTAACCCAACATGAATTATTGAAGCAAAATTTTCAAGTGTAATTTTACCTTCTGCGTTAACAGTTTTACTTTTAGGGTCAGTTGCTCCATCGCCGTTAGCTTCTACACTTGCCCCAATTAAATGAGTCAACCCGCTTACTTCTTGAATTGCAATTGCCCAATTATTAGCGGTTAAGGAATTTAAACTAAAATCTCTAATTATTGTTATAGAAACTTGAGTTGAGGAAGTATAGGCGGTAATTTTAGCCTTACCCGTGCCGTTTAAATTTCTTATTTCTTTACCAACACTTGAGGCAGAAAATACTGCACTGCCTGCGGTTGCTATACCGCTTCCAATAGTTAAAGTTGTGTTTTGTGTTCCATTATAAGTCAAGCAAGAATCAACATAAATATAATTTAAATTGTCATAACTAAAATTAGGCTCTAAAACTTCAATAAATCTTTTTACGGTGCCGTTAATTGTCCTTTTAACTAAAACATAAACTTCGTCATATTCTTTGCTTGATGGAATAATTGCTAAATCTTCGACAATTCCATTAGTTGTAAATCTAGTCCAACAATTAACTTCTTGATCGCTTTCAAAAACAAATTTTGCAACTTGCCCGTCTTCTCGAACAGCCCATATTGTTGAAACTGGATTTTGTTGGTAATCAAATCTTTTTAAACCTGCTCCCGTAATATGATTGCTTCTAATTGAAACATCTTGAGCTTTAAATTTTGCTTCGGTGTTTGTATAATTTATTGCCCTTACTTTTTGTTTTCCTCTTTGCAAATAAAAAGGTGTTGAGTCGCAATAAACAGGGTCAACCCATTCAGAACCAAAAGCAATTTGTCTTTTTAAATCAATATCAGTATTTGACATACCAGCCGAATTATTTGAAGGTTTTGCTCTCCAAATACTATCGCTACAACCAATAAATAATACTTCATCGCTAAATAACCATAAAATAGAATCATTTGTTGAGCTGGCAATTGTTCTATTAAAGCTATCATCAGCAGTAAGACTTGTGTAATCTATATCAAAATTTTCGTAATCAGCGGATTTACTAAACCATATTTTTTGAGTTTCATTAATTGAACCAGCTAAAACAAGTCTTTGTTCATGAAAAGATATTGCTCTTGGAAAGCTTCTATTTAGTCCAAATTCTCCTTCGGACCAAGTGTATAATTGTAATTTAGATATAGCAGAAGATATTTCTTTTTGAGCTATATAACTTACGCTTGTAGAACTTGTAAAGGCAGTTATTTTAAGATAAGCATAATAAATTCCATCTCTAACAAGCCATAAGCTGCCAACATGATTTGCGGTAAATGGAGTGTGTCCAACTGCAGTCATTGTTCCCGTTGTTCCTACTGGTCCATGATTATTTATTGCAACAGTTCTTGTTTGTAAAATATTTTCTTTTTGATATGGTCCAGCAATTAAATCAAATGTATTAAAAGTCCAATCGGAATTGCTAAATCGAATTAATTTATAAAATCCTTTTAATGGGTGGACCATCCAAATAATGTCATCTTTTTGCACATAACGAATATAATCTAAATCGTTTTCGGTAAAGCTATTTGCTATTTCATAAGCACTTCCACCGCTTAAAACTAAAGCTTGCTGTGAATAAAATCTAAAATAACCAGCTCCTAATTCTATAATTAAAACTTGGTCAACATTATATTTAAATCTAATAATTCTAGTTTTTTTGCTTGAGTCTTTAACTTCGTTTACAAATCTAGTGCCTTTTCTCCTAAATAACCAACCTTGAGGGTGAATATCAAAATTCTCAACAATAGAACCACCATTAAAAAAAGGCTCAAAATCGACTAAACCATCAAGAGTAGGCGATAATTCGCCAGCATTAAATCGTGTTTGTATTTCATTAACACTAGCCATTTTGTCTTATATCAATCCATTCGTTAGATGTTAAAGGTGTTTCGTTTCTTATTGCCTTAAATTGTGTCATAGCTTGATACAAAGCATTTTCGTATTCCGATAATAATGTTTTTTCTCGACTATCCGAGCCAGTCAAATTATAACATATTTTTGTAGCAAGTAATAATACAAAAGCATTTTTAAAACCTGTAGTATATTCGCTAGGGTCAGTAATTCTAGCAACATAAGTAATATTTAAAACACTTTCATTTGTTAATATATATTTTCCTTCTATTGTGTAATCAGGGTCATTTTCAATAGATATTAGCTTTAAATATTCGGGGTTGGTTGGTAGTGCAAATTTATAACTCCATTGGTAAAGCGGTGTTTCGGTAAGCTTATTTAAGGCTTGCCTACGCACCGCAAAACTCCATTCGGCTTCGTTCAAAATCTGATTTAATGCAAAATCATAAGCAAGTTTTAAGTCAGTAGCTTGTTGGCTTGGGTCAGTGTCAATATCTTGAACACGACTTTTACCTAACTTTAACAATGCAAGATTACATAATTCAGTTTTTGAAGTCATAACTAAACTTTATATTCAATTTTGAATCCAGCAGACCCACCAGCAGTGCCGATAGTTTGTGCAGTTAAAATAATATCAAGTTCGGTTTTTGGATCAGCTGTTAATCCTGCGACTTCCCAAATTTCTTTGGCGGAATTAGTAATAGCAAGACTTGCAGTCCCGTCTAAAACTCTACTTGCAGAAGCAAAGGTTAAACCAGTTGCAAAACAAGCGGCGCTTATTGTTGCTCCCGATGCTTTATTTGGAGAATAAGCAACGCCAATTCTCATATCAGTAGTTCCTGTTTGAGCTGTGCAAGAACCAATAATGTTATGAATTATAGCATTAGAAGGCAATCTTGCAAGTCTCCAAGTTGAAGTTGAAGAAGCGTCAGTAGCAATGCTTACAATTGAAGTTATTCCTTGAACTGGTGCTCCATTTGTTTTTGCTTGTGGCATAACTGGTGGATTTAAAGCAAGATTTGCTAAATTCACCGTTTCGTTTAAATTAGTTACTGGCATAAAATTATATATTTAAATTTAAATTATTGTTAAGACTCTACATTTGAACCGTCAGCTTTGTAACTAGATTTACAACGGATTTTAACGATTTTCTCGTCTTCAACCCTTGTTGCTCCAAAGTTCAATTCAATATACATTTGATTTTGATATTCTCTTTCAGGGTTTTCACCAGCACGCATAAATACTTCGCCAGGTAAACCTAAACCAATTGCTTGGTCTGTAAACATAAGAATTTCACGAACGCCGTCAGCAGGCATTTTTAAAAGTTCTGTTCTAATAAAGTTAATTCCTAACCAAGAACCAATAATACCTTTATCTAAAACTTGTCCTGCACTAAAATCACGATTAATGATTTTATTATCTTGCAAAAGCAAAAGTTCTTCTTCGGCAGAAATAGCACAATAAACTTTTTCTGTAATGTTGCCAGTTTTCATGTTTTTTCTTAAAAGAAACAAAGCTTGCAAAAGTTTATCAGCAATTAAACCTGTTTTAGTTCCTGATTCTCCAGAAGTTCCTTGACTAGATGCAGTTCCATCTTGATAAACTGTATTAGTTGCGTCAGGGAAAGAAACAGTAGTAGTTCCTTCTTTACCTTGATAAGCAACTCCAGTAGCTGCATTAACAATAATTTCTTCTTTTTTTCTTTCTGCCGCATATTTTAAAGCATTAAGATATCCAGTATCAAGACCATAAATAGTTGATCTGTCTTTATCGAAACGATTAATAGCTACTGCGTCGTTAAAAGTATCAAAAGAAACTTTTCGTCTAGAATTAACAATATCGGTAAATTTAGTTGTTTGATTTACTCCAGTTTTTTGTTTTAATTCGGTTGTTCCAATTTTGTTGAAAAATAAAGACTCGCCATTAAAAACTTCTTTTCTTGCACAAGCAAATTCAAGTCCTGATTGTTGAACTTGAACGGCTTCAATTAGCTGGTCGCTAAATTGCTTTACGTGCGTTACATTCATATTTGATGCCATATATATAAAATATTTGAATTAAAAAATAATAAAAATCGGGGAAAACTCCCTCCTAATTGCTACCCTTAATTTCAAAGACTTATATATAAGCTCCCTTTTACTTTACATCGGACAATGTTAAACTATAAAATACAAAAGTAAAATTATAAGTCAACAAAAATTATGATTTATTATAAAAACTGTCGTAAAGATTAAATATTTTTTGTTGTTTAACCGATTCTACTGCTGTTGATTCTTGAATTGCTTTGATTGCACTATTAAAATCTGATTCATTCATTTCTCTTGCTTTTGAAATAGAGCCAATCGAACCTTCACTAACCTTAGAAGCTACTTTATCCATAATTTTAGATAAAAGCACTTTTTGATTCAATGGCAATTTATGAATATTTTCCATTTCGTCAGGTGAAACATAATTCATTAAGGTTTTTTCGGCAATATCTGCTCTTCTTTCGTAATCAAAACCCCATTCTTTTTTAATATTTTCTAATGATTGTTTGTTTGACTCATAAGCTTGTCTCTCTAGTTCTATTTCTTGCGTTCTATCAGCTTCAAAAATGCTATTAAGAAATTGTTGGGCTACTTCTGGCTTAATTCCAAGTTCTAAAGCTTTAGTTTTGGCTGTATTGACAATATTATCTTCAATAGAATAGCCTTCGGGTAAGTTAATTTGGTAATCTTCTGGTTTAAAAGATGCTGGCTCACTCATTTGTGCTTTTAATTCTGCTTCTACAACATCACGAGCTTTGCCAAAATGTTTATTTTTATGGTAGTAATCCTTGGCAATTGCGGATAAATCTTTAGGAAAGTTTTTTGATAACCTTTCATAATCGGCATCTTTTCTAATATCCTCAGGAAAAAATGTATTAAAATCAAAACTTGGCGTTGTTGGTGCCGTATTTTGTGAAATATTAGTTTCATTAACTGGGCTTGATTGTGTTGGTGCGGTTGGTGCGACTTGATTTTCTATTGTCATATTTTTTTTATTTGTTAATAGTTTTTAAATCTAAGAAATCATCAATATATTGAAATGCTAATCTCATTCCCACTTGAACATGTGAGGCTAAATTATCATCGCTAGTATATTCTCTAGAAATCAATTCAGGATTGATAACTAAAGCGTTTCTTAAATCCTTGTAAACTACTAAACCATCTGCCGTGCCAAATACATTATTAAAAATTTGCTTTCTTTCTATAAGCTTTTCTTGTAATTTTTTTTCTAATTCCATTAAACTCCCGCTTGTTTCATTGTTGCTAATGTATTTGCTTCAGTGTTGGCATCAACCATTTCTTGTTGTTGTGCCATTTGTTGTTGTCTTGCTTGTCGCTCTTCATCAACTCTATTAGCATCTTTAATTAATTTAGGGTCAATTTGTAAAATATCTGCCTTGTATCGGGCTATTTCGTCAAAATCTATTGTGTCTAAAATTGCAGGGTTTGCTTGTGCTAAATTCATAATTGACATTAAGAATACATCAACCGAGTTATTTTTGCCTAATTGATTGGCTTGATTAACTGGATTAATAAACTCAATTTTCATTTTAGGAAAGGTTTTTTTTCCTGTAATTTTGTCAGTTGTTCCCATCATTTTATCGGGCATCTCAGGAAATGGAGCATCGGGTAATAATGTAAAATTTCCATCTTGAGCGTAAGACAATTTAAAAAGAATATCATAAACTCTATCAAGGATTGCTTCAAGATATTGTTGTAATGATGAGGCTAAACTTCCCATGATTCTATAGCTTTCAGCTCTTAGCTCTAGTATTTGAGTTGCGGTAGCTCTTGGGTCGTCTAACACTGATAATTTATCTAAGAAAAATATTTTTCTAATTGATTCTTGTTTTTGTGTTATTAATTCAACTGCTGGATTAATTCCTTTACTATCGTTTATTGGCTCTACTGCTCTACCATTGCCAACAGGTGATTTAACCATATTTAAAGCTCTAGGTTGCAAGTTCAATTGTTTTTCAAATTGAGCATTAACAATAAGAGGGGGATTTAATATTTTTTGTATCGATTCAAAGTAATCATACCACATACGATTTAAACTTCTTGCATCGGCTAGGGCATACATTGCTTGACCAGTTCCGTAAACTTCGCCCGTGCCTTTAGCTCCCCTTCCAACAGGAACAGGAAAACTATTAAAGCCAGTTTCAGCAATAATTTTGCCATGCGTTGGATCAAACCAAATACCTTGAAACGGCATATTTATAGCGTCAATTTTGCTTGCGTCCCTTTCGGTTCTTGGCATTATATATAGTCTTATATCAAAACTAGTGTTAGGTTTTTCAATTGAGGCTTTTTTAATCTTTTCATCAATGTTGCCTTTTTTCTCATTATCATTGCCAGCAAATTTATTTACAATATCTTTAGCACTCATTTTCATTAACAAAATGCAGGTGTCAACTTTGCCCTCGTCATTTTCGGTAATTAAAATATTTTTAATGTGAATTGCTTTAAAGTTAATTAACGATGATTTGCCCTCTTCAATTTTCATTGCGACTGTGCCAAATGTAGCAAAGTCTTTTAGATTTTCATGATGGGCATCTTCAAAATTGCCTTTAGTGTCATAAAGAACATTCCACATTTTGTCAGCTACTGCTTTAAGATATTCTAAAACTTTATCGTCAGTTTTTAACTCTTCATCTTCAATTTTAATTGTAAACCATGGCGTTGCTTTGTTTGTAAGAGTCCCGTTTAGAATTGAAGCAAAGTTTTCTAGTGCAATAACCATTGTTGAATCATTAACAACAAATAAATCTTTTTTGTCGCCTTGAGTCTTTTCGCTTGTGATATCAGTTTTAATTGGTCTAAAATACTTTGCTGTATCTTGCCAATTAGTTTCGTAGTTCTTGCGAGTAGATTGTAAATCATTATAGAGATTGTTAAGCTCTTCAATTCTTTTATCAGCCATATTAAATACCTAATAGTTTTTTTCGTTCCATTACGCTTTGCATAGATGAACCCGCAAAAGTTGTTCGTTTTTTTAGTTCCTCTTCTTGTGCTTTTAAATCAGCTTCACTTAGCAATTTAAGTCTTGTTTGTTCCGCAACTTGTGCATTTAATGCACCTGTTTGTTGTGCTTGCTGTTCAGCTGTTGCCAATGCGTTATTTATGCCAGTTTGTTCGCTGTTAATATCAGAAAGCCCTTTTACTCCTCCTATTGCTCCAACTGGACCCGCTACTGCTGCTCCCGTTCCTATTGCAACTGCTTTACCGACTGTTTTACTTCCTGTTAAATCAGCCGCAACTTTACCTATTCCGCCAACTGCACGCTTAAACTTTTTACCTAATCCCATAAAATAAATATTAATAATTAATAAGTTATCGGGCTACTTAATGCAGTATCCCATTGTTGTTTTGTTTGCCCTATGTTCTCACGATACGATACGGCTAAATATCTAAAAGCATCTGCTCCATGTGAAGCCCAGTCATGCTTTGGTTGCAATTTAAATGTATTATTCTTATTGTCAAACTCTTTTTTGTAATTTTTAATAGTTAATAATCCCCGTCTTGTCGTAGCTTCATTAAAGAAGCATTTAGGAAGAATAGCCCTAACCGCATCAATTCCATCTTCAATTGATAGCTTTGGGGCAATCATAAACCTCAATCCTAGTTCTAATGCCGTTTCTAGTCTTGATTTTCCATTAGTAAATTCCCTTATTTGTATGTCATGCGGTGCATAATGTTGCTCGTAGATATAAGCTTTGTCTTTTACTTCTTTAATATAAGTATTCATGCCCCTGTTGTTGTCTTCAATGTAATCGATTATTCTTATTTCATTGCCTATGAATTGAGCAAACCAGATTGTTGTAGCGTCGCCTACTCCCAAGTCCCAAAAAGTATAAACAGGCAAAGCTGGATTATAAGGATAATTTCCTATTCGTCCCTGTTTGTCGATGTCATCAATGATTTTAGAGTAATAAGCCCCTTCGATCGGATTGTTAAAGCTACAAAGAAATTCTTGATTGAAGAAGTCAAGTGTCTTGCCCTCGCTTAATATCTCAGCTTTAACCTGCTCCAATTGCTCTTGAGTAAATACTCCCGTTTCTTTAGCCGTTTTAATTTCACTGTGCCAAACTTCTGGCATCTTTTGAGCCATTTTAAAAAGCTCGTAAGCGTGATTTTGTCCCTTTGGCGTAAAGTTAAACATTGCCCAGCCGTTATTTTCCAAAAGCATTGGTTGAATTGTGCCCCATGCTCTTGGGTCCTGCTCTGCATATTCCGAGAAAACAGCCCCTTTAATTCCTGCACCCCTTAAACTGTCGGGATTGTCCGAGCCTACAATCTGATAGATAGAGCCATTTTTTAAAGTTATCTTTAATTCTTTCTCATTTTTTTTAGCAATCAATTCTTGCGGTATATAATCAATATATTTCCTTCCCTCGCTGTTCGTTTCTTGCCATACTGATTTCGCCCCCTGTGCGTAGCTCGGGAATATATGCCAATATGTGCCTACTGCTTCAAACATTGCACTATATAGAATACGATTAAGTGCTAATAAATCTTTACCAGCTCTTCGATGCCAAACATATATTGCCCGCTTTTTTTTGTCGCTTATCATAGCGTCCCAAAGCCCCATTTGGTAAGGTCGGGGCTTGTAATTGTGAGGGATTATTATTTCTTGCTTATTTATCATTATTATTATTAAAAGATGCGGGAATCACTATAATTTGTTGATTGTTGTTTGTTTCTTGTGGCTTATAGTTTAAATCAAGCTCCTTTTTATTCTTTATTTTGGCAATATACATTTTATGTTGATACAATTCGCATTGTCGCCGAACTGTTGCGTTATGTGATTCGTCTTGTATTTTATGCAATTCACTTTCTGCACTCTCAAGCATATCGTAGGATGCTACTTTTAAAGCTAACTCTTTAGCTTGTTGATTTTCTTCGAGATTTAAATAATGATGTAGATTAGTTACGTGTATATTGTAATTTTCTGCGATTTGTCTATAAGATATGTTGTTTGATATGTCTTTAAAAACTGATTCTTTATGTTCGTTGAGCAATTCAATTGTTTCTTGACGACTTATTTTTTTTCTATCTTCAATTTCTCTAGTTTTTAGCATTTTTTTTTGTATTATTTTAACGCGTGCGCGATGTTCAAGTTAGATGAATAGAACTAATCATAATAATCAATTTATCTAAAACAATAATAAATATTTTATCATTTTCTTAATCTTTCTTTTATCTTATTTAAAGATGCAATTATCAGCTCGATAATTTCTTTTATTCTTCGATATCTTTATCTATTATATCGTTGCTAGTTTCTTCATCCCCCCCCGCCCCCAAGGGGGAGCGTCTTTTTCGGGGAAAAAGACTATATATATATTTAAATAAATATTATTAATATATAAGTTTTATTCTTATCTTTTATAAATTTAATAAGAGAATATTATAACAACTTTTTTTTATTTTGCAAGTTTTATTGCTACTCTAAGCCTCATCAACCCAAACTAGTTTTTGGAGCCTTGATTTTGGCGGATTGTGTTTTTTTGAGAATATGAAAATATTTTTAAATAAATCACTTGACATTTATTTTTAGCATTTTTTTTCTTTTATCAATTTATAATATTTTTATTAACTCCTAATTCAATCATTTTATACTTCATTTTTTAATCAATTTTTTTCAATTTTATTTTCAATTATTTTTAATCTTTTTTTTATTATTATTTCTTAATATACCCCGCAACCCTTGAGTCTCTAAGCTTATCTCATTTTGAACAATCTATAAAATAATTTAATTAAGTGCTTGACAATTATCATTTTATGATTCATAATGTGTTTAACAAAGTGATTCATTGAATAATCATTTTAAATATTAACTTAAATTTATTAAATTATGTCTATTTTATTGCTATCACAAATACAAATAATTTTGATTTGTGTTTTACCATTATTCACAATTGGTTCACTCGCTTATTTTATTAATAAATTATAATTAACTTAAAACAAAATATCTATGAAAAATATTTATTTACTTAAAATTATCGACGAAGCTAAAGAGATTTTGGTTGAAACAATGTTCATTAACTTAGAAGACGCGAAAGAGCAAATGAAATTAGAATTAAATTCTAAAGACATGGCGGGCGAGCCAATTTTTAAAAAATCAAGCGTCGCTTCAATTACAATTTTAACACAAAATCAGCTTAAGAGGCAATTAAACAAAGGTCGCAAAATTTATTAATAACAACTAATTTTAACTTAAAACTTTAAACTATGAAAAACGAACTTAATTTAACCGAAAAAAACGAATTAAAAGCAAAATTAAAAAATCCAGCTTTTAGCAATCTTTTAGCTTTAGCAAATAATGCGCGTTCACTCAAGGCAATGGACACTGACAGCATCATTCCAAGACCTTTAAACTACTACATTAAGCAAATTCACGGCTTAAAAGAAGACGAGGAGCTTTCAACTTTTAGGGGCTGGATTGCGAAAGGTTTTGCGGTAAGAAAAGGTGAGAAAGGTTATTTATTTTTTTCTCGTCCAAAAGTTATGAAAATTAAAATGGTTGATAATAATTGCCAGCCAGCGGGCGAGGAACTAGACAAAAGATTTTGCACTTGCTATTTATTCGCGAAATCACAAGTTGAGGAATTAAAAAAATAACTAAACAAACACCAAAAAAAACCCATTTTATTAACTTAAAAAACTTAAACTATGAACATTAAATTAGAAAATAACACAGCAACAAGCGAAATAATTTTAGAAAATAATTTTGTTTTGCAAATATCAACTTCAAAATACGGCAAAACCGTTAAAACAACGGCTTCAATGTTTAAAAAAAAGGATGGAATACTTTCCACAATTTTAGATTTTTCGCCAAAAAAATCAATTAATCATGGAATTGTTAAAAGGCTTACAAAAAATGAATTATTTAATTTCCATAATTTTGCAATTAATCACGGCGATTTTTTAAATCCTGATTTTATTTCTCAAGAAAAAGAAAGATTAAAAGATTTATAATCACTAACGGCGACACCACAAAGCCCAATTATTAACTTAAAATAAAAAATATGGAAAATTTACAAGAATTAGGAAAAAAAGTTTTGTTTGGAACTTTAACAAAAATTGATTTATTACTTGATAAAAAAATTTTGGTTCAAGCGGGGCTTGATTATTATAAAAATAATGATGAGGAGTATTTAAACGAGCCACTAAATAAAGGTTGGTTTGAAATTTGTACCAAAAACGAAATTTTACAATATATTAATCAAATTAAAAAATAACAACTAATTTTAACTTAAAACTTTAAACTATGAAAAACAACCAACCCGATTTTGTAAAAATCACTAAAAAAGAATATGATTCTTTTAATGATTCTGATAAAAAAAAATGCATTCTCACAAAAGAGAAGGGCAAGCATTGGCAATATTTTAAACCAAAAACTTTAAATCAATAATTATATGAAAAAAACAAAATTACAAAAACTAACGGCAATCAAAAAAAATCTTCAAAATCGTCTTACAAAATTAAATAATGAAAGTTTTAGGATTCAATCAATTCTTTTAGAAAATGGACCTTTCTTTAAAGCGGTTGAAAATGCTTTAAACAACGGCTGGAATGAACGAGAAAAAGAACATTTGTTTAATATGCTCTTTGATGCAAGAGACGGCGACGAAAATGCTTTAAAATATTTAAAAGGAGCTTTCCAAAATGTATAAAATTTATTTAACGATTATTTTAATCGCCCTTTTTTGTTTCAAGCAATCGCACGATTCAAGAACTTACAAAGTTGAGTTCGAAAATAAACTAGAGTTCAACGCCCAGCGTTTACAATCAGTAATCGCTGATTTTTGGAATATCAACAATTAATTTAAAAACTATGGAAACAAATTGTTATTGTTGCAAAAAAATTGTTTATTTATGCGATTGTTGCGGAAAAAAAGCGGGTTTTTCTTTAAAAAAAGCGGGTAAATTTTGCTCAAAAATTTGCGAAAAAAAAGGATCAAAAAAAATTTTAAAAAAAGAATCTAAAATATTTTGCGGTGATTTGGCTTGTTCGTTCGAATATAACCTTATGTTTTGTACTCAAAAAATTAGTTTGTTAGCCAATTTTAAAAAGGATTTTTTTAAGTATAATTTTGAAAAAGATGTTTTGCAAAATTATGGCACAAACTCTTATTATTTTAAAAAAAATCACAATATTTTTAGATTTAGCGACCATTTTAGCAAACATGAAATTTTAAGAACATTTTTTGATTATAAACATCAAGATTTTTATTTTAAAATTTGTGAAGTTTCTTTGGCATTAAAAAATTATGATGAGAACGGAAACTTTTTTGTTTCTCAAAATCGTTTTGACTTTGTGATTCCAAATTTAACTTTAAATAATATTGAAACAAAAATTTTAGAAATAAAAGATTTTTTCAAAAAAGAAAATTTAATTATTAACAATTAATTTAAAAACTATGAAAATTAAAAAAACTAAAGACGAAATTAAACAAAAACAAAAAGAATATTACCAAAAAAACAAGCATAAAATTAAACAAAATAACAAACGCAAGCGGGAGTGGGACGAATGCCAACGCCAGCGGGACGAAACCGAACAGAAATTCTATAAATATGGCTTCTGGTTTTTACTAACGGCTGGCGTAATCAATTTAATATTAACTCAAATTTAAATAAAATGAATAACATAATTATAAAAATAAAACCAAACTCGAAATATCGAAAAATGATAGTCAAGCAAGTGATTTATGCTTATGAACTACGAAAATCAATTGCTGGCGCTAGGTCATACATAAACGAACGAAACCCTAATTTTTTAATAACTTTAAAGCAAATTCGTTTGATTTTAGCGGAAAATAATATTGAAACAAAAAAAAGGAGTTAAAAATGGCTAATCATAGAACTTGTAGATTCCAAAATACTTTTAATGATTTATATGATTGCATCGAATTTTTAAAAGAGAATGGAAATTATACAAATATTCGAGATTTAAATAATTTATCCGAAACTGAAATGAATTATGCTTTGAGGTTGGGCAATCTATGCCGAGAATTTCTTGAATTTACTGAAAATCAGGAGGAAAATGTTTAAAGAAAATCCAATCTTAATAATTTTGGCAATGGTTTTTATTGCTGGCTTTTTTATTCTCTTTTCGCTTTGCGTTTACGAATTTAAGCGTGAAGAGTTATCGGAACAAGACTACTACAACAAATTCTGCACGAAATACTATGATGTTTCTTGCGATAACATTAAAATAAAATAACTATGAAAATATCTCCAAACAATAAAAAATTACTAAAGGTTTTTTTAGCTATCTTAGCCGTTTTATTCGCTTTATATGTCTTTGACTTGCTAAAGTATAAAACACGCTTCCAAGAGCTTAAAAACGATGAAATAATTGAACTTGAAATCCAAGTCGAGAATTTGCAAAACAAAGTCGATGAAATAACGGGTCAATTATCGCATAACGAGAACGCAATTAAAAATGCAGATATGGAGCTTAATTTATGCCGTGCAAAATGTAAAACTTGCACTTATCATTTATCAGGAAATTACGAAAATTAAAACTTATGACAAAAGAAACAAAATTTACAATTATAATAACATTTTTATTCTTTTTTTTAGTTTTTCTTGCTCTGGGAGGCTATAAATTTCCAAAATGGATAAACTATGTGTTTGATTGCTCGTCGAAAATCGAAGAGCAAATTATAAAAAATGTCAAAAATTAAAACTTAAAACTTATGGAACAACTATTTTTAACAATAATTGTATTACTAATCAGCATTGCGATTATCTTTACTAATCCAATACTTGGCGGGCTTATTATTCTTGCTTTTTTAGTGCTTACTGTAATCCCAATTTTGGTTGAACAAATAAAGGAAATTAAAAACAATATTGACAACTAAAAAATAGGGATTAGATTGATTACAAATTTTTCATAGAATTTTAAGTTAAGGAGGGGCGAATATCCACGACCTCAAGCGTTTTCGCCCCTTCACTCTCTTATTCTCTTAATGTCCCCCGTTTGGGTGGTTGCTACATTAAGAGAATTGGATAGTGAAAAGCCGAAGCGGTTCGATAAGATACAACTGCGACAAACGAAGTAAATTAGCGGAGAAATCCAGCTAACAGTCGCAAGACTGCTATCCTTTTATTTATATTTTAAACAAAACTCACCTCGCTCATGAGTTTAAAATTCTAAATCTGGTGGATCAGGTTTATATTTTATGGGGTCAAGAATCCACGCTTGACCTCGCCAAAATCAAAGCGTGGAGTTATGAAAACAACAAACATATTGCAAATAAATTTATCAACAACGGGTTTTTGGATTCGATTATTTAATCGGGGATTTGCAATAACTTGCATGTCAAAGCCATTATTTTTCCTGAGACAAAATCCGAGCAAGCATTTAAAAATCGGCAATTGTTATATTTATTTTTTAAGGGGCTAACATGACAAAATCATTAGAACAAATTCAACAAGAAAATCGTAAATTTATACTTGAAGCAATTCATGGCTGTAGCTATGATGAGGCTTTAAAAAAAGAGTTAGGCGTTGGCTGTAAAGTTAAAATTAAAAAAATTATGTCAAGTCAGGATTTTAACGAAGAAATATTCGTTATCGATGATTATTGCGATTTTTCTACTGAGAATTTATTTCGCACAATTGACTCGCATCATCATAATAAAATAACCGAAATCATCGGTAAACCCCTTACGCTTTCTAGGGTGCTTTTGGCTTTACCAAGTGAATTATATTATTACAAAAGTGGCAATTTGTTATATATAACAAAACCAAACCAAAATCCAAAAGAGCAAATACCTTGTGAATTAAAAAAAGAAACACTCGAAGAGCAAACCGAAGAGACTCAAAGAGCAATTAACAGATTATTTAACAATTAACAAAAATATATGAAATATCCAGCAATAATAAAAAAAGAAAAAGACGGTAAATATAGCGTATCATTCCCCGACTTTAAAGGCGGTAAATTTGGCGTATGCGTAAGTTGTGGCGATACATTAGAGGAAGCTAAAAAGAATGCAGAAGAGGCTTTAGGGCTTCATGTTCAAGGCTTGCGTGAAGATGGCGAAAAATTACCAACTCCATCAATCGCAATTAATATTAAAGTATATAAGTTTATCTTTTCTGAATTATAAATATCGAAAGCAAATAAAACTATGACAAATATAGAAATTATAGCTTGGATAACAACTTATATTATTTTATTTTCTATGCTTATCTTTTCTGAATTAGAAACATCGAAAGCAAATAAAGAAAGAGAAAAAATTTGGCAAAAAATAAACCAAGAATCGCTACAAGAAATTAACAAAGCGTTTGACAAATAAAAATTAATAAGTATTATGAAAGGGCATTTTATGCAAAAACAGGTAGGTTCAACAATGATAAATCAAGAAATACAAGACAAAGCAAGCAAGAAAATAGCCGAAACTCTAGAATTATTAGAGATGGCGGGCTATGATAAAAAACATATTGATGTTATTCGCAAAGCTATGTGGAGTCTTTTTGATTTTTCAATTTTAATAAACAAGGTAGGTTCAAATGACAACTCAAACACAACAAGATAAATTTATATATTTTCCAATATATTTAACTGATTATGTATCGGATTCAAGAAAATTAACAATGCTTCAAAGAGGAGCATTAATTGATTTATCGGTATTATATTTTCAAGAAGATTTAAAAATTAATTACACAAAAGAGCAAATTTATAGACTTGTTTTTGCATTTTCAAAGGAGGAGCAGGAAGCTATTGATTTTATTCTAGAAAATTATTTTACTCAAAGCGAAAATAAACCTGTAGGTTTTTATTGGGTTTCTAGTCGATTAAATCAATTAGGCGATAAGATATTGAAACGATTGAACTCAAGCAGGGAAAATGGAAAAAAAGGAGGCAGAGGTAAGAAAAAAGAAAATAAACCTGTGGGTTTAAATCCGCTTAACCTAGACCAAAACCTAGATGAAAACATACTAAATGAAACTAAACTAAATGAAACTAAAACTAAACCTAAATCTAAATTATTTATTAAACCAACAATTGATGAAATTAAAAATTATTGCTTAGAAAGAAAAAATAATGTTAATGCAGAATCATTTAGCGATTATTACGAAGCAAGAGGGTGGAAACTAAAAGGTATTCAAATGAAAGATTGGAAAGCGTGTGTAAGAACTTGGGAAGGTAATGATTACAAACCTAAGCAAAATAACTTCACAAACAATGATAGACCTAGTTTTTACGATACATATCAACACATTTTAAATAAATAACATGGAACAAGAAAATTTCAATCAAGAGTTAGAAGAAGCATTAATCGGCAATATTCTAGCAAATAACATGAATTTGTTAAAATCACCAAACTTAGAACCTAAGCATTTTTATTTCACTGACTACAAATTGATTTTTGAGGAAGCTATCAAAAGAATCGGTGCGGGTGAAGTTGTTGATTTTAGAATCATTACAACATTTCTAAAAAACAATAGCATTAACACAAGCATCATCAAAGATTTAATGAAAGCTACCGCAGGAATTTGTGATATGGAGTCTTATTCAAACGAAATTATAAGATTATGGCAAATAAGAGAGCTAAAAAATATTTTAAATCTTATCATAAACGAAAATGGAAGCGATTTTGATGCTATTAAAACAAAATTAGAGGGAGAGATAGCCGACATATCAATAAATATGTCTAAACAGCCTAAAAAGATTGACAAAATTATTGATGATGTTTTATCAGTTCACCAAAAGGAATTAGTATTTACTGGATTTGAAAAATTAGATATTTTAACTGGTGGCTTTGAATTAGGAAATCTTGTAATAGTCGGGGGAAGACCATCAAGCGGTAAAACTACATTTTGTCTTAACTTTGCTAAAAATGTTTCTCTAAATCATGGAGTTTTGTTTTTTTCAATGGAAGTTTCCGACAAAAGCTTGGCGAGAAAGTTTTTAAATGAAACAACTGGTGTAAGTGCCTACAGGTTAAAAATTGGAGCAATATCAGAAGGCGATTCAATGGCTATAGAAAATAATCGACACACTTGGAAGAATTACAATTTGATAATCGACCAAGAGAACGGCATTAATCTTTTAACGATTAGAAGCAAGATTAAACGAGCATTGCTTAAAACTGACATCAAAATGGTTTGTATTGACTATTTACAACTTATCGCAAGTTCGGGTAAAGAATATTCAAGAGAACAACAAATATCAAGAATTTCCGAGGGCTTAAAGAAAATAGCAAAAGATTTCAATATTGTTGTTGTTGCATTATCGCAACTTTCACGGGCTGGAGATTCAAGAGAAAATAAAAGACCAATCTTAAGCGATTTAAGAGACTCAGGAGCTATAGAACAAAATGCGGACATTGTAATGTTTACGCATAGAGAAGAGTATTTTTTAGAGCGTGAAAAAGTTCCAGAACACTCAAAGCATTATGAAGATTGGCTTAAATGCTACAATAATGTAAAAGGATTAGCTGATATAATTGTTTCTAAGAATCGTGAAGGCGAATGCGGTGATATTAAATTTAGATTTAATGGTAAACAATCACAATTTTTGGAGGTTAAAAATGATTCATATTAAAACTATACTTGCAAAAACTATTGAAAATGCAAGTAATGCAAAATTCTATCATCACAATCGAGATATTTTTATCAAATATTTCGACAGCATTAAACAATATCAATCATTGATTGAAGATGGCAATTTCAAGAAAATGAATGATATTATCAAAGAAAAGACCGATTTTACTTTTGATAAAGTGGAAGAGGTTGTTAATAACTTAAATAAATAAAGCTATGGACTATGAAGAATTAAAAAAACAAATTTTTGATAAAATATATAACGATTGTCCCAAAGATTTTTATTTTGAAGATGAATTAATAACAGAATATCGAGATGTTGCGGGACATTATTATAGAGTTTTTGCTACTAAAAATAAAAATGAAACAATATTGACAAGACAATATTTAGGTTCAAATTACTTTAGTGCAACATTAACCAAATTATTAACTTAAACAATAAGGAGAACTATGGAAAAAAAATATTACTACGATTGCCCGATTCAAGCACTTTATATGACGAGAGAGTTTGATGTTAAGTTTTTTACAAAAGGACATTTAAATATAGAAAGTGATTTTTTAGAAATGGAATTAGGTTATCATTTAAATATCAGAGATATTTACGGTAAATTGGCGAATGACCATACAAAAATCTATGTCGCACCAGAATCAGAACATATTTTTGAACCAAAAGAGGGTGATATTGGAATTTGTGATAAACTATTGATAACTGTTAAATTTGACATTAAAGATTGGGTTCCATCAAAAATGTTAAAGAAAGAAACTTATTATGAGATTAAAGAGACTTTATTTGTTGAAACTGTTTATCGAGACGGTAAACATTTTTTCAATCCAAAGGAGGAAAATTAATATGACTAAAACAACATCTTACGAAATTTCAAAAAAACTAAAAGAAGCGGGGTTTGAGGCTGAAACTGAATACTATTGGCACACGATTAATGATAAAATCGAATTGCTTCATGTAGCAAGAGCTGGGCTTGGCGATATTAAAGCTTACGACCTCGAAACGCTACTTGATGCTTTGCCTGATTCTATTATTCGAGAGTATAAAAGCAAAAATGACGGAACAGTCAAAAAATTCAAAGAAAGGTTAATAATTGAGAAAAGCGAAATTCGCTATTCTTGCGATGATATAGAAAATGCCGATGATGCAAATCGTTATTATCAAGAATATGGATATATGCAAGATATTACCATATTTAAGAAATTTAACGATAAATCACTAGCAGATACCGCTGGCAAAATGTGGCTAATGTTGAAAGAAAAGGGGATAGTATGAAATATATATCAGATGCTAACCTAATAAAAATCACTATATTTCCTTATTTTTTAGGCACATTGGCTTTAGAAGGTATTAAGGTTAAAACTAGTGAGTTTTTTCAGTTATGCAAAGATTGTTATATTGATATTTTATCTGAATACGGCAAAGAGGAAAGATTATATCGAATTACTAAGCGGTTAAATAAATTGACTTGCGAAGCAATAAAAGAAATCATGAATAAGCAAACTAGCGAAGTAAACACGCATAAAGCAATATTAATTATTAACACAATTGCACAAATGGCGATTGACAACAAAATAATTGATATTGACATGGAAAAGAAAATAGCAAGTTTGTTAGAGCCGTTTCAAGAAATTGAAGCAAGAATGGATATGAGCGATGAGGATTGGCTAGCGTTGAAAAACTCGGCTGATAAGCAAGCTAAGAAAATTTATGAAATATTTTATAAGGAGTAATATGCTAACAATTACTATAATTTACTGTGCAATCTTAGCATTAGGCATTATTGCAACAACCCTATGAACATCTTAATAATCGAAGATTGCCGAGTTATGACCTTTTTGTGGAAGTTACAAGCTAAAGAAGCAGGACATATAACAACTTGTTGCGAATATAAGCATGAGGCACTCGAATTATTAAAAAACAATAATTATGACCTAATTATACTCGATAATAATTTAAACGGTGAATTAGGCACAGAAATTGCGAAAGATATTAAAGACATTACTAAAACTAAAATAATATTATCAAGTGCCGATGATAACCTTGTTGGCAATGAATTTATTGATGATGTTATTTCAAAAAAACAACTTAATTTTAAACAACTATGATAAAAAACTTTGATCAAATAAAAGAGTTGATTAAAACAAATCCAGTTTATTTTGAGGGAACTTTTAAACAATATCCAAGCAGATCAATTAATAAATATTTTTGCGAAAATATAATTATAACAGTAATTTGTTGGTTAGATAATAATTATGAAAATGATTACATAATTGAATCAGAAAATAAAAAAATTGATTTAAACGAGAATCAGATAAAAAAACTTTACGAACTAGCTCAAGAAAAGTACCAAAAACCATATTGGTTAAAATAAATAAAAATAATTAAAATAATTCTTGACAACTAAAACAAGCTTGTTTATATTGATTGCATCACGACTAAAAAAACTAATAAAGTCAAGCTTTAAGACTTAATTTAAAATAGAAGCAAACCAGCCGATGGACTTTGGCATGAGGGAATATAGAGGGCATAACAAAGCGGTAATTCAGTTATTGATTTTATCGTGAGGTGCAGGAAGAAATCTCCCAAAAAGAGTAATGCGGGGCTTTGTTAATAAATATTGGCGGATAGCTCAGTTGGTAGAGCGTAGAGCTGTTAACTCTAATGTCGCAGGTTCGAGTCCTGCTCCGTCAGCCAAAATCGTAAATATTTAAATGGTGGCACAGCTATAACAGTATTGGTGGTGAGTCGGAGACTCGCAATCTACCTTCCAAGAAACTTTAGTGAATTAGGGGATTATACTAACTTAGATTGTCATACGGTATAACGAACTTAACACAATGAAAGAATATCGAATTGCAATTCATATTTGAGTAAAAAATGTGCCACTTTTTAAATATTTAACTCGGCACGAATGAAGATGGTGCGAAAATACTTTATTTACGGGCTTGGTTGCTCCTCTGGATAAAGGGTAGATTGTGTAGGGGAAGACTAGCCGTAGAAATACGCGTTATCAATGGTAGAAAGGTTCTAGTGCCGTCTTAGTGTGGGTTCAAGTCCCATCACAATTGCAGTTAGCCTTCTGTAAAAAGGCAATTATTAACTTAAATTATAAACTATGAAAAAAATATACATTTTAACTGACAACAAAAAGAAAATTTTTGAAAGAGATAAATCTATTCGAAAAGATGATTGGACATTGGTTGGTGAAAATTTTTTTGAAGCCTGCGAATATGACGAACAAACAAACATCTTTTGCGTTAATTATATCGCTTATGGAATCGCTAAAACTAAGCAATCGTTAAATTCTCCAGCTTTGCCGTATATTGAGGCTTTCACCGATGCGGAAAATCTTAAGGTGCAACAAGAATTGCAAAAGCGTTTGTGTGTGTCGGAAATGAAAAGATTAATTAGAGCAAATCAAGAAATTAGATTCCACAATACCGAATATGGCATTGAGGAAGCTGGTAAAAGTCTTGCAGAAGCAATTGAAGCATTTATCGATAATGCGGTTAAATCTTTTATCAAAGATGATATTGACCCACGGGGCGACCATGAGGAATATCGAGAAATATATTTCTACAACATGGAGCATTGCGAAGTATATTTGCCGAAGAAATATATTGATAAGATTTGGGACGAGATTGAAAATAAACTTGGTGAAGATGTAAAAATAGATGAAGCAACTAAAGCCGAGAAGCTTCGGGAAATGAACGAGGGGAGATAATATGCTAAATTTTTTTAATTTTAGAAAAAAAAGAAAACAGGAACAAGAGCTAAGAGATAAGCTTTTTAAAGAATCCATGTCGGCAATTAATAAAGTGCAACTTACAGCGGTTTTTGTACAAAATATTGTAGAAATACACAAAGACCACCTTATTGCTAAAGCTAAAATTGCAAAACTACGCAATGAAAGCGAACAACTTTTTAAAAATTTATGAACAACGAAGCACAAACCCAACACTTTGTTATCCTGCAAAAAATCAAGAAACTTGGTTTCATTGAAGGTAAAACTTTAACTGAAATTGCTGATAAACTTGAAACAAATAGAGCAACGATTTGGTCTATTAAAACTAAGATTGAAGCTCATCAAAATTGCATTGAGGGTAATTTTAAATCACATTACAAAAAGATTAATCTAAAAAAATATAAAGAATATTATGTTTTTTCCGAGCCTAAGCTTTATGTAATTTGCTATAAGAAATCGGATAAATTTAAAGAATTAATGGGGATATAATGAAAAAAAATATAAAAATTACTCTTATATCATTAATTTTAATCGGATTAATCACATCAAATTTATTAATGATTTTCATTGGTAAAGATTGGCTTGGTGGCATAGGTTTAATTCTTGGTGGATTAATAGTTTATTCGGGAAAAAAAATAATTAACAAAAATTAACTTATTTAATCGGGTTTGTAGCATTAATGTTTGGATTGGCGGTTTTTATTGGATTAGAAATATTCAACAAAAGACTTGACAACTAATAAAGCATTGATTAATATAGGGCTACACCATAAAAAAATATTAACTTAACTTAAAACAAAAAACTATGACATTAATTAAAAAACCAAACGAACTAACGCAAACTAAAATTAAATTAAAAGGTTTAATTTATGGAGAGCCTGGTATCGGCAAAACTTCAGTAGCATTATCAGCTCCAAAACCTCTTTTAATTGATTTTGACAACGGATTAAGACGAGTTGCGAAACAATATCAAACTGATAGCGTCCAAATTGAAAGCTACCAAAATTTATTAGATATTTTGGAAAAAGAAGATATTTCAAATTATGAGACAATTGTTATTGATACTCTTGGTAAAATGGTTGATAGAATTGGCGATTGGTTGGCTATATCAAATCCAAAGGTTAAACAAGCAGATGGTCAATTAGCTATGAAGGGTTGGGGCAATATTAAAGCAGAATTTCAAAGACTTTTAAAAGTTTTAGAAAGTAAAAATAAATCAGTTATTTTTATTGCTCACGAAAAAGAAGAAAAAAACGGCGAAGATGTTAAAAAGCGTCCTGATGTCGCTGGCTCAAGTGGCAAAGATATTGTAAAGGAACTTGATTTTATGGGTTATATGTCGATGAGAGGCGGTAAAAGAACAATTGATTTATCTCCAAATGAAGCTTATTATGCAAAAAATTCTTTAGGTTTAAATTCATTTTTAGAATATAAACAACTTACAGGTATTAACAATTTTTTATCTCAAAATATTTTTGATGCTTACAAAGAAAAATTAAAAAAAGATGATGAACTTTCAAGAGAATATGACTCTTTAATTGAAGAGTTAAAAACTAAGATTAGCAACATATCAGACATTGAGGAATTAAATTTATATTATTCTGGTGTTTACAAATCTCACGACAAAGTTTGGTCAAGTTATGAAATGGAAGAAGCTTTTTTAAAAGAAAAAGTAAAAGAACTCGATTGTTCATTTGACAAAAAAGAAAAAGTTTTTGTTTCAAATAAACCAAAAGTTGAGCAAGATAAAAAAGAAAGTGAAGAGGTTAAAAATGACTAAATATTTAATTACTCCAACTTTATTGAATAGTTTTCAATATTACATTCAAGACGAATATAAAAGCCCTGCGGATAGTAGGGCTGATTTCTTGAGGACTTTATCAAGAGAAAGATTTGAACCTAATGAGGCTATGCTAAAGGGGATTGATTTTGAAAATGATATAATGTTGCTTTGTGATGATTCAATTGAAGGAACGATTAATTTAATTGATAACTTGAGTAAGTTTAGTAAAGAAGAATCTTATTTACAAATAATAAATTCTTTGACTGAAATTGTCAAAGGCGGACTTTGGCAACAAACTTGTAAAAAGAATTTGATAATCGGCAATCAAGAGTTTTTGCTTTATGGCAAATGCGATGTTGTGAAGCGGGATACTATTTACGACATTAAATTTACTAACAATTATGAAGTTGGTAAATTTTTAGACTCGGCACAACATTTAATTTATTTATATTGCTTAGATTTGCCAAAGTTTCAATATTTAATAAGTGATGGCGAAGAATATTGGGTTGAAGATTATCATAATCATGCGGGAATCGAAGACGAGATTAAATCTAAAATTAGTGATTTTCTAAGTTATCTTGAAAACGACAAAGAAGCAAAAGAAATGTTTTTTACAAAATGGGGGTCAAAATGAATTATGAGGAATATTTCTTTTTACTCGAGGAAGAATTTGAACAATTGGAGGGTAAATAATATGACATGGAAAAAAATTGAATCATATCTTGAAGAAGGTATTGAAAAAAGTTTTAGTATAAAACAAAAATGCTCCGAAGAGGAAAAAAAAATTTACGGCGTTAATTTTAAAACATCAAAAACAATACATAGACAAATACTTGAATTAAAGCTTGAAGATACTAAAAAAAATGTTTTTCTGATAAGAGCGGATTATCAAATGGTAGATAAAATTATTAAAGAAGATGTTGCATTTAAAAGTTTAATAAAAGCTAAAAAATATATTGAGAAAAAAATAAAAGAATATAATGAAATTAACAATTAAATATTAATGCACGCTAGGCTTGCAAATTATCACAGCATAATTAGGGACGGCAAAGAAGTCGGTAAAATACAAATACTCAATTATTACGATTCAGGCGTGCCACAACTTGAATATGATTTAGACAAAGAATATTGGGACAAAGGTATAATGACACAAGAGCTAAGGGATTATCTCAAAAGAATTAAAGATAATTATAAATTCTTAATTGCTATTGTTAAAAAAGATAATCTTGCAAGCATGCGAGTTTTAGAAAAAGTCGGGTTTAATGATTTTTTTCTTTTTAAAAAAACTGGATATAAATTTTATATAAAAATGTTATGAAATTCTGGAAAAAATATAAATCGAAAAAAGAATTAAAAAATAAGCTTAAAAAAGCAAGATTTATTAATTTTTACGAATATTCAATTGATTTAGAAGATGGTAAACCAATTAGTATTCAAAGATACAACGAGGAATATAGCCATTATTTAGAAATCATTATAAAAGGTTATATTTTTTTATATTATTTAAATAAAAATAAAGGGCGTTTTAAAAAAACATGGTTTTATGGCGAAAAGGTAGCAATTAGAGACTTTAGAAATAAACAACTTTTAGAATTTATGAATTCTGCAGAATTTACAGAATGCCTAAACCAATATCGAAATTTAAAAAAAGAATATGAACAACTTTTATAAAAAAGGCAACAAATATAAAAATGTTAAAACCAAAGATGGGTTTGATTCTAAAAAAGAGGCTAAGCGCTTTAAAGAATTAGAAATGTTGCAGAAAGCGGGAGTTATAAGAAATTTGACAAAACAAAGCCCGTTTAATCTATTACCTAGCTTTAAAGATAAGCAGGGCATAACCGAAAGGGGAATTAAATATATAGCTGACTTTGTTTATTTTGACATTGAGAAAAATTCATTTGTAATTGAAGATGTTAAATCGCCTTTTACCAAAAAATTGCCAGCTTATATTATTAAAAGGAAATTGGTAAAATTTACTTATCCAGAATATTTATTTTTAGAGGTTTAAGCATGATTTTGGATATTTTATTGTATTCTAGTTTTTTTTTATTATTAATAAATTTTCTTGTTAATGCTCCAAGTAGTGGAATATCAAGTATAATTTGTTATAGACTTGGTGCAATCGGCGCAGTTTTGTATTTGATTTATGCGACTTTAAAACTATTTAGTTGAAATAAATCCGATTTTTTTAGATGCAGTGTTTAAGCGGATTAAAGGCACTTTTACTACTAATTTATTACTAAAAGTTCTAATTTTTACTACTAATTTACTAAATTTAAGTAGAAGATTAATCGCACCAGCTTTTTTTCTTTTCACCATTATAAACTCTTGCAAGCCCTTTTTTTAATAACTCTTGAGCAATATCAACGCCCCCGACTTTTACATTAGCAACGATTCTACCGCCGTATTTATCATTTTTAACTTCTGATAAAAGCAATTCTTTATTGCCAATTAAATAGGTTGTAAATACAGTTGCTTGTTGCCCTAGTATGTTTTCTTTATCGCATTTTGCGCGCGGGGCTTTTTCTGGAGTATCAATGCCTTTAATACGAACGCTTAAACCAAGTTTTTTAACCAAGGGTGATTCTTTAGAAACATCAAGTTTAATCGTGTCGCCATCGGTAATCTTTAGAGCTTTATAAATATACATTTGCTCTTGTGCGTGGGCTGGTGATGCTAATAGGATTAATATTAAGAATATTATCATATATTTATGCTTTGTTTACGATCCATTTACCATTTACTAATTTTGCGAATCCTACAAAATTTTGGTTTAGTTTTTCTGTCAATTGAAATTGAATGTGAATACATCCTTTTTCAATTAGTATTCTATCAAAACTAATCTCATTTTTTTCGCAAGCTTTTAAAACTATCTTTGCCCCTTCTTCTGGTGATTTATTTATTACATTAAAATCACAAGCTAATCCTTGCATGTGCTTAGATGTTGGACTACCACCAACTTTTAAATTAACAAGTTTAGAACGATAACCGCTTGTAATCTCAATTGGCAAATTAATAGCATCTCTTATTTTCTGCATTTTGCGAGAAGTGTGCAATAAACAATTTAAAACACCAAGTGCGGGGGTATTATCTAATCCAGTATTTGTTTGAAGCCACTCTTCTTTTTTAAAGTTTTTGGTTTCTAAATCATCAAGAGTGATTATTGAAGTGCTAACCTCAACTTCTTTTTTCTTTTTAAAATTTAAAAAATTAAACATATTTATTATTTTTTACTTTTATTACATTCATTATATTTTGCACATTTATAAAGAACTAACATTTGATCCACAAAGGTTTTAAATCTAAGAGGAACTCGTGCAATTCTTCTTTGCTCTTCCTTAGTAAAGGTGTTACGCCTTGGATAATCAGGAAGTGTATTAATGTATTGTTGTAGCTGGTTTTGTGATAAACTCTTATTCAAGCGATTTGAGCAAGAAGTCATCATCAAGATTACCGCTATCATTATAATCAATCTTTTTAGCATTATCTCTTATTTTTAGTGTTTCTTTTAATTTTACAATATTTTCTTCGTGAAAGACTTTCGTCTCTTCCTCGATTCTTTTATATTCTTCAATTTTATCTTGAGCCTCAAAATAATTATCAACAAAGCTAATAATAAATAAAAGCAAAAGCACGCCAATAATTCCAATAACAAAATTTTTAGATTTTAAAATATAAGGCATCATTATTTTTTAATTAATCCAGCTAATAAATTGGTATTTCCTAAGCCTATAATGGCAAAAAAACCACCGCCAGCATAAAACAAGAACTTTCCTAATAAGTCAAATGTTTCTTGCTTTATTGGTTGAAAAATATCAATTCCAACCAAAGTTGGATAAGCAAAAAATGCAATTAGATAAATAATGGAGTAGATTTTAGCTCCTAATTCTTTTGTCAACATAATTTATAATTTATTGTTAATTTTTTCAAATAAATCGGTGTTTCGCTCTAGGGTTTTTGTCAATGCAATATTTTCGGTTTCTATTTTGTGAGTCCGTTTTTTATACGCATTAACATCGCCTTGTAATTCTTTTAATATTTCGTGGGTTTTTAAATCTCTTTCTTTATTTTCAAGATTATCTTTTTTTAAATCAACAACATCTTTTTTTAATTCAATATATTCTTTTTGCTTTTCCTTTTCTTTATAAGCATAATTAAAACCAGTAATTAAAAATTGAATAAACTTTTTACCTAAATAAAAAGCAATGGCAAGCTTGGCAATACTTGCATAAAGGCTATCAGTTATTATTTCTTTTAAAACTTCTAAAAATCTAAAGTCCATTACTTCGTATATTTAATTTTTCTTCAATTGTTTTAAGTCTATCATTTATCGGTTTTATAATTTTTAAAACTTCATCTCGTCCCTTAGATTTAATGTAAAATATTGCTAAGTAAACAAAAATTGCAGATATTGCAACTGAAAATTCTGGAGCTTGCTCCATTAATTTCATAATTTGAATTATCTCATTCATTTCTTTTTCCTCCATTTGCTACCGCCACGAATAATAACAGCAATATAGAAAGCTTTTGCTTTCCATACTTCTAAACTACTATTGCGTAAACCGCTATAAAATGCCATGTCGGCATCTCTTCTAAACATGTCAAAAGTTCTTAATTCAGAATATAAAAAATCATGGGCTATAGCATTTTCGACACCAACATCGAAATTGCTAAATAAGGGTTTAAATATAAACGGAATCGAAAAGCCGTTAGACTCAAAGCCTGCTGGAATAGTATATATATCTGGCAATCTTTGACCCGCAAAATTGATATAAAATCTTAAATCTTTTTTTAGAACGATTTTATCTTTCTTATCTTTTTTTGGCGTATAAACGGCTTCGTCTATAAATTCAAACCCTGATTTCATTATGCTCCTGCCGTAAATTTAATTAAATTAACTTCATCAATAGTTTTGCAATTATTGATTTGTGCTAAATAAACAGTATTTAAAACATTGCTGTTTACCTCTCTTTGTTGAATATGATTTGCCAATGATTCCGCAATTGGAAACACATTAACCATTCCAGTTGATTGAACGCCATTTTTAGTAATAGTTGTTGTATAGGGAATTATTTTTGAGTTTAAACAAGTTGCTAAATTTGCTCTTAAGCTAGCTAAATCAATTGACTTAACATCAAGAATAGAAGTTTTAATGCAACTAGTCATATCAAGATTACACTTGTTTAAAATGCTTTCTGGAGTTAATTTTGAATTAGGTATTGCGTCAACATACCAAATAAAACTAACAGGTTCACCTTGCTTAAATTGAGTTTTGCCACCAACAATTGAAGGGGCTAATTCAGGAGCCGTAAAAGTCGTATAAGGTTTGGTTTTTTCAGCAAAAATAAAGGTGTTTAATTCCTCTTTTTTTTGTGCTTTTGCATCAGTTAACCAATCAAATTTTTCATATTCGCCACCATCGGCGATATATTTTTTAATTTGTTGATAATCAGTGTTTCCTTCATCATTTGGAACAAATGATTCGTTATATTGCCAACCATTTTTTAATTCTTTGAGTTTTATCATAAATTATTTTTTTAAATTAAAGTTCCGCAAATGCTGTTGCGTGGATTGCAAAAAGTTGAAAGCCAGGAGCTAATCCGCCAGTATAAGATAAGGTTGCTTTAGTTTCATCGGCAGATTCTAAAGTTGAATCATATTCATTAGCACTTGCTATTTGTCGCCATTTTGTATTGCCAGCTAATGGATTATAAAGACTTATGCTTGCTGTTGTTCGCATTCTTGAAGAAAAATTCCAAATCGCACAAAAATTTGTATTGTTTGTTGGACTGTTTGATCGATAATAAATTGCACCTGTTACACCAGCATTAAAAGCAACTGCAGTATCAAGATTAAAAGTTTTTTGAAAATATCTTTGACATAATTGTAATTCTTGTTGAATAGTTCTATTTTCAAAAGTGGTTTGTTCTGGCGTATCTTCTAATTGAACCCTGCCAATCGTCCAAGTCCCAGAAGTTTGAGCTCCAACGCTAAATTCAATTTCAATACCTGTAGTTGCCCCCGCTGGTATTGCAATTGATGTTGAATATCTAGTTAATGTTGAATTAACAGTAAAAGTTCCCGTTGCAATTTGTGTTTTTGTTGGCGATGCAATTGTTCCAAAAGCGTCTGCAGTTGTTGCGTAAGAAGCAACCCAAGTTATAGTTGTTAAAAGTGAATTTGCTAAATCAACACTTAATGTTGCAGTTTTACCAGCTAAATGTTGGCAATTTGTGGCTTCAATTCGTTGTGCAAATCCAATTTTAGATACACTTGAAGCTCCAGTAAATCTGTAATTATATTGATTTGGTGCCGTTCCTGCTACTCTTTGTCCAGTAGCGTTGGCACCTGTGCAATAGGCATACCATCTATCAACTGTATAAGCTAAAGCAGAGCCAGCAGTAATAGTTTGACTTGCTCCTGCGTTTCTTTGGTCAATTGCCATCGCACCATTGATTAAAATATTGCGATTTGGTAAAAGATATGCTACGCCTCTATTAGTTGTAGTGCTTAATCTATCAGCTAAAACTAAACTCCCGACACCATCAAAATAAAAAGATTTATTTGCGGAGCCGTTGAGACCAGCAAGAGAAGTAAGGTTAGCGTTTAATTGTTGTGCATCAAGAGTAGTTCGAGCCTGTGAAGCTGTTGTATCATCAAGTAATGTTTTAGCAAAAGTGGAAACTGGAGCTAATCCGACATCAGCTAAATCTTTGGAGGTTAAATTATCGCCAGCGTTATTAATTGCGATTACTTGATTAGCTTGACTTGCACCAATAGGAAATTCAATATTATTTAATAATGAAGATTTAGGCAATTTAAAAACACGGTTTAGGTTTTCTTTTTGCTCTAACAACATTAAAGTTAATTTATCTAAAGAGCCTTCTAAAGCCGTCCCTGGTAAAGCATCACTGCCCGAGGTTGTAATATCGTTATTTTGTGTAAAATTGACTTTTCTTAATAAACTAACCTTATAATTATTTAATGGAGCCGTGCCGAATACAACATTACCTTGATTTATTACGCCGTTTACATAATCCGTTGTATTATAGGTTATTGTATAGTCAGTTGTTTCAATTTTGATACTTTCCGCACCAGTAGTATCGGCAACAATAACTTCTAAAGAGAATTTAGGAGTTGCATTTGATTCGTAAAAAATAGGGAAATCGAAAGCATAGGTAGTATTTACCCCATTTGCTGTATAATCTCTCCTTAGAATATTTGATGTTATTGTCATTTTTTTAAATTTTTTTTGTTAAAAATACCTATATTTTATTGATTTGCAATAGCTTTTTCAAAATTATCCATTGCCCCAGTCAAAAGAAAATGATTATTAAACCAAATCATTCTCCTTATAGCTTTTGCATCAGCGTCGCTTATCTCGCCTGATTTTAAAGCTCCTATTGAAATAGCGGCATCTCCAAGAAGTCCAACACTAGGACCCAATAAAGACGCTCCAATATTTCTTGATTGATACCTTGATAATTCACCTGTTCCAAGAAGACTAGAAGCTCCTAAACCAACTTTGTCGGCAATATGTGAATAATCGGCTAATATACCAAAATATCCGCTTCTATCTAAACCTTCTGCCATCCAAACACTAGGGTCTTTTGATACTTCTCTTCCAGCTAGTTTAGCTTTAAAATAATAAGCCATCATTCCCAAACCTACTGCGGAAATTAAACCATTTAAAGCCGCCATATCTTTTTGTTGTAAACTTGAAACTAGAACTTGTTGCGTTGCTCCAAAAACAAATGATTTAAATTGCCCAACAACCTTGCCCGCTTCGGTTTGCATCCATAAAGGTAAATCGCCAGCACCCACGGTTACTATTGTGCTGTCAATATCAGTATTTAAAGCATTTCTATATATTCTAACAGCTTCGGGATTATTCCATTTTTCAGTATTAGCAATTAATAATCTACCCTCTTTATATGCGTGTTGGTCTAATTCATCAGCAATAATTTTATAATTATCTCTACCTATTCCTAAATAACCTAAATAGGCGGTTTCTTTTTCATTAATTTTATCAAATTTTTTAATTGCATCAATCATTCTTTGTTGGCTTAAAACAGAACTCCAACCTTTTTGAACATCATTCCAAACTGGCATTAAGTTAGTTTTCGACAATGCTTTTGAGATATTTTCTAAGTATTTTTCAAAACTAGAAAGATTGCTTGCAAATGGATCGTTTAAACCTGAAAAACTAGCCATTCTTTCAGGAAAAACAATATCAGTTATATTTCCTGCTAACTTAGCTTCTTTAACATTTAATTTAATACCTTCTAAATTTGTAATTAAATTTGGTAATGTTTTTGCCCAAGTTTTTAAACCATGTTTTCTAATAGGATTTGAAATATCAGTAAACGAAGCTATAGCAACTTGCCCCATTTTAGTTACATAGTTATATTGCCTTGCTATTCTTCCACCTCTAACAATCATTGAATCAGGATTATCTGGGCGGGCATACATTCCACGCATTATCTTAGCAACCGAGGTAAGGTCATTAATTGCAGTCTTTTTTTCTTTATCAATTTGTTTTAGTATTTTAGGGTCAGTTGTTTTTGATATAACTTCCGCATACTCTTCTTGAATTTTCGTAATTGCATCATCTAAAGTTAAATCACCATCAAAAGCCCTAGAAATCTCAATATCAGTTGATAAAGTGTTTTGATAATAATTTAAAACTTTTCTTGCATCATTTTCTAACCATGGCTCTAATTCATTATCATTGATAAAATTTAGCGTTCTTTCTTTTAATGGTCCTCTTTTTGCAACTTTAATCCCCAAATCATCAATTAAACCTAATCTATCATCGCCTTTCAATTGGTTGATTATGTCGGATGTAATTTCGTTAACATAAGAATCTTCATCGCCCATTTCTTCAAATTTAGAGCGAAAACTAACTTGATTTTCAGTGTATTTATTTTTTAATTTATTAACTTTTTTTTCTAATAAATCAATTTCGGATTTAGCTAAAACTTTATCCATTTTGCTAATTGTTTTTTTATCAACATTTTCCCCGCTTAAATATTTAAATTTTTTCTTAATTTTACCTTTTTCTAATAAAACTGCTTCATTAATTTTATCAATATCAATACCCATTTCGTTTAATTCTTCTATTAATCTTTCAGCGTTATTTTTTATTTCTATTTTGTCAGTGTCTTCCAATGAATATATTTTTTCGCCCCCGACTTCTCTTCTCATTAAATCTAACAAATCATTAATGCTAGGTTGCCCACCGCTTCCATCTTGAGGAAAATCACTAAAATATCCTTGCTCATGTGCAACAAATCTTGCATCATCAAGGTCAATATATTCTTTTTTACCCGCTCCAAATAAATTACCAGATTCTTTAGCTTTTCTTATCAACCCTGGTAAAGTTTTATTTGTGATTCCCATTGCTTTTAAATCTCCGCCAAAATCAACAACACCTCCTCTATCTCTTAAAAAAATTAACAAAGATTTAGGTTTAATAGATTTTACAGTTTTAATAGCATTTTTATATTTATCCAAAATTTCAGCTAACTCTTCATTTGTATAAATTAAATTATCATTTTTTACATATTTATTATAAACTTTTTCAATTTTATCCGCTGGAAAATCTAAATTATCGGGTAAATCTTCCGCCATTTTTTCTAAAAACTCATCAAAACTTTTTTCTCCACCTTTTGCCCAAGATATATTTTTTTGGAAAATAAACTTGTTTTCAGTGGAAATATCGGCTTCATTAAAAACAGCATCAACTTGTGCTTCTTGAAATTTTTCGTTTACGGCTTTATCAAGATTGGCTTGTAATTCAGCTTTGCGAGTTTGTAAATCAAGAATTTGTGAATTTAAATTTAATTCTTTTTGTGCTTCGGCTTTTTTAATACTTGGCAATAATTTTTCTTTTATTGCTGTGTTTAAAAATTGCCTTAATTCATTTTCTCTAGCTATTACTTTTAATCTATTAAACAATCTAGGGAAATAAGATTCTGATGTTCTAGGTTTAGTAGTTAAAACTTTTTCATTTAGTAAACCAACATTTACGGCTTCTCTGCCAAGGTGATTTAAAACATCATTTCTAGAAGATTTTGCCAATTGGTTTATTTCTGGAATATTACTTACATCGCCGTTTCTATTTGCCCTAGATAACTCTTCAAAAAACTGTATATCATTTTTAATATTATTTTCTGTTTCGTTTAAGGCACCTTCTTTTTTAATTCTTTTTTTAAAATTATAATAAGCTTTATTCTCCAATGGTTTATAATTGTTAAAATATGGAGCTTGTAGTGTTTTTTTAGCTATTTCAGCACTTTGAGCAGAAGCAATTCCAATTTTGTTTTTTTGCCACATTAAACCCGTTTTCATAAGTTTTTCAGCGGTTTCTCTAGGCGATACAGCAAATTGAGTTTGTGTTAATCTTTGTATCGGGTTTAAATTATCAATTAAGTTTATTTTTTTTAGTAATTTTTGCCCTTGAATTACATTGCCAACATTTACGGCTCCAGCTATATCTTGCGTTATGGTTGATGCTAAACTCTGTTGTTGTTTTTTAAAATCAGCAAAAGCAGGAATTGCTTTACCTTCAGCTTTTAATTGTGGCGTTAAAACATCATCATAATATTTTCTTATAGCTTGAAATTCAGCAACATTAGCGGCACTTGCGGAATCTGGTTTTATTTCCATTTTTTGCGTGTCGGAATTTATAAATACATCAGCATTTTCAGTTTCTAAATCTTTTTTAAATTTATCAGCTAAATTATTAAATTGTTTTTTTGAAATCATTGCCCCTACGCCACCTAAAGCCCCTGCTAAAAGCGTTCCAGCACCAATATTTATAGCACTTTCTTCTAATGTTCTAGTTTCTTGCGTTGCTTGTAAAATTCCTTCGCTAGCAGTCATACTAACCGCACCAGCACCAGCGGCTAAACCAATACTTTTGGCATATTTACCAGCTTTGTAAGCTTTAGAAACTGCACCAAAAATAGGAATAAGATTTATGGGGTCTAATATTCCAGCGGCCATTCCCATGGTAAAACCAGTCCAGCCACTACTTGCTAAAACTTCTTTGTTTTTAAATTCTCTATCTAATTTTTTTTTATAAAGGTCAGCATCTTTTCTATTTTTAAACTCTAGAAATTTTTCGCTATATGGAGCATAAACAGAATTATCAATTTCATCAAAAACATAACTAATTGGATCGTAATTAGGGTCTTCTTGATTAATAAAACTATATTGGCTATCTAATATAGTTGAAGCAATAGTATTTTCTTCTTCAAAGGCTGATTGCGTAATTTGTCCAAAAGAAAAATCTTCTTGCGGTTTTGGTACATATTGAGCAAGATAAGGACTTGCAGTATCTGGCTGGTCAGGCATTCCAAACATTCCACCAGCTAAAACGCTTTCAGCCTTACCAGTTATCAACATTTGATTTTCAACTGGATTAGGAGCTTCTTTATTTATTAATGTTGCATTAATTGGCATTATTTATTTTCTTTAAGTTTTTGTATTCTTTTTTCTAAGTAGTTTTCTTTTCTTGTTACTCCTTTAGCAAAATAATCATCGCTTGATTTTAATTTTTTTAAAGCTTTATCTGATGCGTAATA